TATAATGGATACCACGAACTAAGTGACAATGATTTCTTTGACCTTGCTGATAAAGATATTTCTGACCTTAATCTTGCTGATAGGATTAATATATACAATAAAATTGGGAACTTCGTTGATGTATCTTTTTCAGATGCTGAGAAGAAGATTCTATCGTTAGTTGAAAAATGTGAAACATTTGAAGAAGTATTGGATGCGGCACAAACTCTATATGAGTATTGTAAAGACGAAGTTAACTCTGACGATGATGAGGGTGCAGAGCAAGTTGCTGAAGTGGAACCAACAGAGGATGGTACTGAAGAAATAGAAGCAAATGATAAGGGTGAAGAAACTGAAGAAGAAGAGTTTCAAACACCAGAATCTTCCACTCAAGGATCTTCTCAGTATGATCCAGTATTGGAAGACTTTGAAGATATGGATATGGGTGATGTTACTCAGAGTGAGGAACCAACAGTAGAAACTGTCGATTCATTAGCAGACAAACTTAAGGATTTGATGAACCTTGATGGTATAGAAAATACTTATGTAGAATTACCAAAATTAAACTTAGATGATATTATTGTTTCTAATGAAGCAATTCATAAAGTTTGTGATGATAACTGGGTAGAATCTGCAGAATATGTTAAGAAGTTTGAGGATGTTTATCCATATTCTTCATCAGAAAATATCTTTGATGCGTGTGATGAAGCATATTTAAAGTTTAAGAAAGAAGCACAAAAAGAGGTTAATTACTTAGTAAAAGAGTTTGAGTGTAAAAAAGCAGCAGATAGTTATGCTCGTGCTACTACTTCTAGAACAGGTGTTTTAGATTGTTCTAAACTTCATACTTACAAATATAATGAAGATCTTTTTAAGAAAGTAACTACACTTGCTGATGGTAAAAATCACGGATTAGTTTTTATTCTCGATTGGTCTGGATCTATGCATACTGTTATAGAGGATACCTTAAAGCAACTTTATAATTTAATTTGGTTTTGTAAAAAGGTTGGTATTCCTTTTGATGTCTATGCATTTACTCAAGAGTATCCTTTAGTTTCTTGGGATGAAGAACGTGGTGAAATGGTAAGAAAAGTTCCATATACAGAGAAAAACAATATAGCTTGTGTTCCTGATTGGTTTGCTTTAATGAATTTCTTTACTAGTAAAGTAAATGGAAAGACCTTAGAAGAACAGATGAAGAATATTTGGAGAGTTATGTGGTCTATAAATCGTAGTTCTCATCATGCTTCTTTTAGAGCACCTTTAGGTATGAACCTTTCTGGTACTCCTTTAAATGAGACTTTGGTTGCTTTACATCAAATCTTACCAAAGTTTAAAAAAGATAATAATATCCAAAAAGTTCAATGTGTAATTCTTACTGATGGTGAAGCACATCCTCTTAGATATCATAGAGAAGTTCAAAGAGATTGGGAAGATACTCCATATCTAGGGACTAATTATATTGGAACTAATTGTTTTTTAAGAGATAGAAAATTGGGTAAAACTTATGCATTTTCAGGTATGCATAGGTATTCTGATTTTACTGATGTTCTTTTAACTAACTTAAGAGATAAGTTTACTGATATGAATTTTATTGGTATTCGTGTTTTGGAAAGTAGAGATGCTGGTCAATTTGTTCGTAATTATACTGGATATACTGATGAATCATATGAAAAGACTATGAAAATATGGAGAAAGGAAAAGGCATTTACTATTAAGAATAGTGGGTATCATAGTTATTTTGGTTTATCTGCTAATGCATTGAATAATGATACTGACTTTAATCCTGATAGTGATGCAACAAAGGCACAAATAAAAACTGCTTTTGTTAAAAGTTTAAGAAGTAAAAAGATGAATAAGAGGATATTGGGTGAGTTTATAGAGTTAGTTGCTTGATAAATAGATATGATTTAGTAATTAGTATAAGTAATGGCACGAATTACTTCTAAACAAGCACAGGAAATGATGAATGCCTATGCTAGTGTTTATGCGAATAAAGAAGAACCTATTGTAGAAACTCCTATTGTTGAAGAAACACCTCTTGAAGATATTCAAGAGCGTATAAGTCCTATTCAACAAAGACTTGCAGATAAAAGACAAACTCAACAGAATTTAAAAACCGCAACTCAAGGGTATAAGTTCTCAGGATCTAGAGATTCATCTGGTGCATTAAGTAGTCTTCGTGCAGATCCAGTAGGAAATAAACCTACACCACAAAATGCAGGGGCATCTGCTGCAGGAGCTGGAAATGCTGGAGCTGCTACACAAGCAAGACCACAAGCAGCACCTAGTAGGGGTACTCCATTTCGTGGTGGATATAATGATGGATCACCTCCAGAGTACACTGGTGGACCTAATGCTGCTCAACGTGCTGCTGCTTCTGTACAAAAACAACCAGCACAAGCAGCACCAGCAGGTGCAGCACCACGACAAGCACAAGCAAGACCACAAGCATCCGCACCAATGCCTTCTCAACAATCTGGTGGTGCTCGTGCTGCTGGTGAAAGAATTGGTGGTGCTATAGGTGGTGCTGTAGATAGTGGTATTAATAAAGCAAAAGGTGGATTACGTGCTTTAGGTAATCTTGCAGGTAGAGCTGTTGGTGCTGTTAAGCAAGGTGTTCAATCTGGTGTTAATACTGCGAAAAGAGTTGCTGGTGGAACTGCCGATGCAATAACTGGTAATATGACTGATTTTGATAAGAGAGGTGGAAAACCTCAAGGATTATCAAGAGCAGTTGCAGGTGGTGTCGATAAACTCACAGGTGATAGAACTGATTTAGATAAGAGAGGAGTAACACCACTAAATGCAGGTCAAAGAGCTCAGTTCCAAAAGAAACCAGCAGGAACTCCTGCAGGAGCAGGTGCAGCAGCTGCGTCAGCAGGTGCAGCATCAAAGGCTGGTTCAGTAAGACCTACTGCTGGACAAGCAGCTAGAGCAGCTGCTGATACAACGAGTCCTGCAGCAAAATCAGGTATGCCAGCAGGTATGAGAGCACAAGCTGCTGCAAATAATGCTGCTTTCCAAGCAAAAAGATCTTCCCAGTCTCCAATGGATAGGAGAAATGCAAGATTAGCTGCAGCGAAAAATAAGGGAAGACCTCTTGCAAATACTAGACATACTCAGGTAATGGATCTAGAATCTTATGATCCTATGGAAGATGTATTTGATGATACTATTAACTTCTTAGTTTCTGAAGGATATGTATCTGATGAAGCAGAAGCATTAACTATAATGGCTCAGCAAGAGTTTATGGAAGCTTTTAACGAAGGTTATCAACAAGTACTTAACGAGGAGGTATAAAAATGAGTAAGTTTTCAAATTTAGCACATTTAGGGACAACATCACATGAGACAGGTACAACTGTCCCACCTGTTGCACCTACACCTGTAGAACCAGTAGCAACTCCTGTAGTTGAAGAAGCACCTCCTACACCTCCAGTGTATGAGAATCCTTTAGATGATATGCCTGTTTCTTCAGAACCTGAAGTTCCACCAGCATCTACTGTATTTTCTACTGATGACTTAGATTATAAGACAAAGTATGAATTGGAAGAGATAGGTAGAACTGTTGGTATAGAGTTGGATAGAAGACTATCTCATCATAAACTAGTTAAGCAACTAAAAGAACATATTGCAAATACACAATAGTATGACAGTATAAAAACTGGTACACAGGGGGTCGCAAGACCCCTTTTTTGCTTTATAATAAGTTCATCAATAAATAAAGCACTACATTATGGCATTTGAACTTAAAATGACCGAACAACAAGCAATTGATGGATTAAGAAGTACATATGGTTCAGAATTTACTGCTGCTGATCTTAAGGCATTTTGTGCTATGAATGATATTGGTTATGCAACGGTTTCTAAAAAGATACAGCAGTATAAAGTATCTAAAGGTAAGTGGAATCTTGAGGTTACAGTAAAGGAAGTTGAGAAAATAGAAAAAGCATTTGCTGCTCCTGCAGTTACTTCTCATGTAGAGCAAAATCTTGTACCTGAAAAGGATGATACATTTGTTAAGTTTGGTCCTTTCAATGATGTAAAGAAAGTAATACAATCAAACCAGTTCTATCCTACATTCATTACAGGTTTATCAGGTAATGGTAAGACCTTTAGTGTAGAGCAATCTTGTGCTCAATTGGGTAGAGAACTTATTCGTGTAAACATTACTATTGAAACTGATGAAGACGATCTTATTGGTGGGTTTCGCCTTGTGGATGGGGCAACTGTTTGGCATAACGGACCTGTCATTGAAGCACTTGAACGAGGAGCAATCTTGTTACTCGATGAGATTGACTTGGCTAGTAACAAAATCCT